CAGACCAAACAATGCGTTCAGACCGGGGAGCAACTCTTTAAGTAGTTGTGCGCGTGAAATAGCCATGGTAAGTTACTCCTTAAATACCGGTAGTATTGTTGTACTGCGCGGTGTTGAATTTAACGAGGAACTCGTAATATGTTGTGGCGGCTACGCTGGCATTACCAGTCGCAGTATCGGGCACAACGTCAACAACACGAACGGGAAGCGTATTGGTGGTGTTGGCGGAAGAACCGTCAATACCGTAATACGAGTCACCTGTGGTGGTGGAACCAACGTTAGCAACCAAAGCCACGTTAGATCCAACAATCGCACGGCTATAAGCTGTAGGAGCGGTGGAACCAGCGACAGTAGCGCAAACTTTGAACACAGCACTAGGATCATCCACAACAAAGGCAAAAGCCATAGCTGTTGAAGTTGACGTAGAAGCTGGGTAAGCTTGTGCAAACGTAGGTTGACTCAACGAATTGATGTAAGAACATCCAACCAACACACCAATGATGTTACCTGAGTCGGTAGTACTAGCGGCAACAATGTAGCCATTAGTATCAACTTTAACGGTATCACCGTTCAGGATCGCTGTTGCGTAGGAAGGCGCGATTGGGATTTGACGGATCGCTCCGGCGTAGGGTAGTCCATCCAGTCGATTGACTGGCTTGAAACCATACGTCTTATCAATGGTAGGGTATGCCATCTATAGACTCCAAAAAAATTAAATGCCTTTACCGAAAGTGACCGTGGACTTACGTTCTTTGAACATAGGCATCCTCGGATCGTTCTCTCGCATGTAAGTATTGTCCACCGACTGCATCTGCGCTTCCGCTTGTTGGCGGTAGTACGCGTCACGCTGAACAGTAAACTCTACTGGGGTTTTGCAAAGCAACAAACCTCCCACCTCAACGCTGTCAGGGAATTTGGTTCCCGCAGAGTTAAAGAGACGAATCTCAGGGTGGTCAGAAGCCTTAACAGGTTCCCAGCCTTCAGCAAGCTTCGAGGAATAGTTGGTGGGGTCATCTTTACCAAGTGATGCAATACGAATCCAACGAAACGCATAACCCTCTTCCGGATTCGGATCGGGTAGAAGTTTGGGGGGCATCCATTGTTTTGGACGTTCCGCCACTTCGCGGGTTGTAAGATCACGGCTTGGTCGTGTAGATTTATCCATTATATTTTCCTCATTTCTTCAGCAACCTTACGGGCATACAGTTCCAAAGGAACTCCCAACCGTTTGGCGAGATTCACCTGTGTCTGCGTCAGCACGATTTTGCGCGGTGCTGTACTACGCGTTGCAGGTGCAACGTTATTGGATTTGGTGCGCTGAGGTTTCGCATCAGCGGGTTCGTCGGCTCCAAACTGGTCGGCGAACCTTTCGCGCATGTCAGTGTTGATACGTTTGTAGTATTCCTCACTGCCTGCCGGAATCCCTTCCCCTACCAAGTCCTCATGCAATCCGAGGGCATAAGCTGTCATCCGTTTATTAGAGCCAAACCACTGATTTTCGTCTTGCCATGCAAGCAGTTTGTCATCTACGGGTGCAGCCGGTTGAGGCCGTTGGGTGATTTGTACAGGAGTTTCTGTATCCTGTAAAGGGGTTGGGCGAAAATTATTTACTTTTTCCGCTTTCATCTTGGCCGAGGTAAGCGCTTCTTGGGCGTTTACCAGAGCGTCAGAGTCACCCGCTTCATACGCTTCTTTGTACTGGCGTTTTGCAGATTCAAGCTCGTTGGCCACCACTTTTTTGGCCTGTTCCAACAAAGCTGTTTGATTCTGATTGACAGAACCCTTGAGTTTTTTGTTTTCTTCAGCCAACGACTGGGCAAATCGCAGTGCTTCTTCCCGCTCACGTTCTGCCGATTCTTTAGCTCGTCGCTCGTCGTGATAGCCTTTTGTGAAGTGTTTTATGCGTTTTTGAACACTTTCGTCGTACTTTGACAACTCGTCGTCCGTCACCTCTTTGGGAGGTTCGGTCATGGGCTTGCGGCCACGATCTTCTGGGGGTGTGTCATCTACAACTTCAATTTCCGGTTCGTCGGACTCAGGTTCTACAACCTTGCCACCCTTACGGGCGTTGACTTCAACCTCATCAGGAAACTCAAATTCTGTTTTTTCAACTTCTGCCATGATTACTCCTTATGTTGGGCGTTGGATACCACGGGGGTCTTGCACAACGGCTTGTACGGAATCATCGTTAATCAGACGCCATTCGGTGCCATGAATTTTCATGCGGGTGCCTGTGTTTGGACGAACCAAAATAAAGTCACCAACTTTGCATGATGGACCAGACGGGAATCTGGCTGGGTCTCTGAACGCATCGGGGCCAATCTTTGCGACAAACAGCACGGGGGATAGAAGCTCCTCGTGGTACATAGCTGTGGCGGACTTCAAAATTCCAGTCTCGCTAAATTCTTCTTCAGCTTTCGGCAACATACACAGCAAGTGATACGTTGCGGGGTCCGGCACTTGTTTGGCTTTTTCTTCCGTGGATGTATTTAGCAATCCCGTCAGATCAACCGCACTAACGTCGAAATCAGTCATCTTCATAATCCTTAGTTTTTCGCACGAGGTCAGCAAGTTCATACTGCGCGGTTTGCAGACCTCGGATAGTTCCGCACAGTTCTTTATAGTGCTCATGGGATTTAGCTCCACCAGCACTAATTACGTCAACCAACTGCCTGATATGTTCATCAAGCTTGCTGTCTAAAACTTCAAGCAGACTGGCCATCATTCATCCTTTTTGATCGGTTTGTCGTTCGCTTTCTCAGCCGCCATCGCCGCGTGGCGCATCTTCTGCATGTGCGCCTGATCTTTCTGTTGCAAACCCTGACCATGCACTTGTCCGCCGTGGGCCATTTTCTGACCGTGGGCCTGCTGCTGCATCGCCATAGCTTGCTGTTGCTGAGCCATCGCCGCCTGCTGTTGTTGTTGCATAGCCGCCATCTCTTGTGCATGACGGTCAATCTGCATCTGCATCTCCATGCGGTGCTGCTCAGCTAACATCACAGGGTCAGGATTCTGGCTACCTTGGGCTTGCGCCTTAAGCTCAATCTCAGCTTGTTTGAGACGCAAATCACCTTCAACTTTCATTGCTTTAATGTCAGCTTCTTGTTTCTTAATTGCCAACTCTTGCTGCTGCATCTGCATAACGGGGTCTTGCTGCATCTGCTGAGCTTGCTGTTGTGCAACCTGACCTTTACTCGCAGCCAGCAACTGCTGGGCACCTTGGGCAACCAGACGTGACAACATAACTTCTGCGTCTTCCGGCATTTGTTCGTCGGGTGGTGGCAATGGCACACCAAGCTGCTCCTCAACTTTCTTGCGGTACGCAAACGCCAAGTGCTCTGCAATGTGAGACTGAATCTCGGCCATCATCTTCTGCGCTTGTGGGTTCTGACCAATCTGCGCCATCAAGAGCGGGTCCTGCATCATGCTGGTGTGAACAGCAATGTGTGCATCGTGATCTTGGTAGATAAACGCTTTAGTGGGCTTGCCATTTAAAAAAGCCATGTTCTCACTGACAGGATCGCGGGGTGTCATGTCATCTTCGGTCGGCACAAGCTTGTCTGCGTTCTTAACACCAAGCACCTCAATCATCTGACGGTGCAATATAGGCAAGTTATAAATCTGCGGAGCCTGCTGTGACAACTGCATCACCGCTTGGTACTGCATGATGCGCTGCGCCATTGTCGCGCTGTTCGGATCAGACACAGGGATTACATCCACCATGTCGTAATCTTCTTGCTTCGCTTTACGGTCGCCGCTAGACGGATCAAAGCTGTACTGATCTGGTGTGTAGTCGCGGATAATGTCACGCAGGAGTTGGAACTCTTGCTTCATGCTGTAGTGCACACGCGCCTGCACCGCACTCATCGTTTTTAGTTGTCTTTCCAGTAACGCAAGTGTGGTACCTACCGGAGCATTCGCACCCATGTCGCTGATGGTCATGTCAGCAATAGAGCCAAGGCGTTTGCCCTCGTCAGTAATCTGATTGAGCAGGGACAGAAGAACTTGCGACGGCTCTTTGTATGGCAGCGTCATGATGTTGTCGCGCACCGATCCGCTTGGCACGTCTACATCACGGAACTCACCGGGGTTGATTGGTGTATCGTCTCCCTTGATACGCAAACCACGAGCTTTCAGACCGCCGGGTAAATTGCTGAGTGTGCCCGCATCTACGAGTTGACGGATGATGGAAGTGCCTGCGCGTGCGTAGCCGCCGATCAAGTGGATCAAACCCAAGCCGTAAGCACCAAAGCCGGGTATGTATGTGTACTGTACGAAGTGATCGCGTTTTAATTTGCGCTCATCATCTGGGTTCCAGTTGCGGCGAATGGCCAACACTTTGTTAGTGCCGCGATCAATTGTCACCACATACGGCAATGCAATCTCATCTTCGTCCTCGTAACCCGGCATGTCGTAGTCGACATGAATCTCAAGAATCTGGTAGCGGTCATCGTCCGTCAGGCTAAAGCCTTGGTCTTCCGCTTTCTTCTTCTCAATGTCCGTATGAATAATCTGTGGCTCACCCAACTCAACGTCACGATAAAAGCCCGCTACTTGCAGACGTTTCATGTCGTTCTTGGTCTTACGCATGACGTGTGCCACGCGGTCAGATGTCTTCAAACTCGACGCACCGTACGGAATAATGATGTCTTCAGCGGGAATAAATATTGCCACCTGACGCGCCAGACCGGGGTCGTAATAAACTTTCTTGAACGCGCTGCCAGCCAAACCAAGGGAGTACAGCATCTTCTCATGCTCAGGGCGGTATTCAGACATCACCTCGGTCAACTGGTAGTTCATGTCATCCCGGACACGCTCCGCAGCTTCTTCCTTAAGCTTGTCGATAGCACCAATGATTTCCGTCTTAACCGGGCCTTGAGCAGGGAACGTCTCAATGATAGTCTCACTCTGGAACCGTACAGCGGCCTCGGTGAGCACCGTAGAAAAGACGCCACAAGCGCCAAGCCACGGTTCCGTCCTCTCTTCATATTTCATCCCCAAAACGTCTAGACCTTTGACATACATCTCAACCCAGTCTTTGCGACCGGAAATGTCTGCATCCACCATCTCAACCAAGTCGCTGGCAACTTTCTGCAACTCGCCCTCGTTCATCTCTTCAGCAAGGTTAGCGTCGAAGTCATCCTCGCCCGCACCTCCGTTGGCGATGTCCATCAAGTCAATCTCAACGCCGTCCATGCCGACGATCACGCCATCTGGGTTCTCAATCTGAATCTCAATGCCGGGGCCTTCCTCCATCTCAGGGGCCAGTGCATCCAACCCAAGCGGCGCTGGGTTCATTGAGGGGAACATATTAGTAGCCATTTAAAGTCCTTAGTAATACGCTTGGCGACGGCCCGCGTAATAGGGGTCATTATCCTCGTGGTCACTGCTCAAGCGCAATAGCCCACCCTTGCGAATTCTCATCAACGCCAGTGTCATGGTGTCCACCTCGTCGTCGTGCTCGCCTGCGGGAAACGCCAAAATCTCCTCCACAGTGGCCGCAGCCCACGCATTCTCGGGGAACCAAACGTGCCCTGACGCAAACATATCTGCCACGGCATTAAGCCGCGCAATTTTATCCTGCCCCTTACCGGGGCTGAAGTCCTGCACAAATATACCTGACCTGCGCATCTCGTCAATGAGTGGCTGACCACTGGCCTTGGCCTCAACAATCACACTGTCAGGATCCCAGTCTTTGTACTGCTCGTGCGCCATCTGTTTTAGCTCAGGAAACTCGTATTTCCCCTTAACTTTGTTCAGCAGTATGACGTTCTGCGTCCCATCTTCCTCGTTCTCCCACACACCCCACGTATGGCACACGGAAAAGTCAGACCGCGCCTTGGTAGTGAGCGCCGTATCGAACGCCTGCACAATAAAGTCAATTTTCGGCGGGTCATCCTTGGTCCACCAGCGTATCCAGTCCCGTTTTATGATCGCAGCCTCGGCTGCTGTTGGGTTTTGCTGGTATTGAGCGTACCACTGCCACATGATATGGTGCATTGACGCCCGGGTTTGCTGCAAAGACTCAAGTGACCACTGCTCTGGCCAGATTGACTTCTCGTTGTCTGTGCCTTCGTTCAAAATGGCAGGGAATTCAAAGGTTTCGTACGTGTCCCCGCCCTCATTCATGGCTGAGTCTTTAATTAGTCTGCCAATCAGGTCCCGCTGGTGCCACCTTGTGTGTAAAACACAGATTTTCCCCTCTGGCATGAGACGAGTACGCAGACCAGCACTGAACCATTCGTATGCAGAGTCTAAAGATGTCGTGTTTCCAGCCTTAATGTCCTGCTCAGACAGCGGATCGTCGGCAATAATCAAGTGAGCGCCCCGTCCGGCCAGCGCACCACCCACACCAATTGCAAAATACTCGCCACCTTTGGTCGTATTCCACTGCGCAGCCGCCTTTGCGTCCGCTGCAATGTTAGTTTGGGGAAAAATTTCCTTGTATTCAGCCGTATTGATGAGATTTCGCACCTTACGAGCCATCACAACCGCTAAATCTGCAGTGTGTGAAGCAACAATGACCTTGTGGTCGGGGTGTTTTCCCAAGTACCAAGCCGGATAGTAGATAGAAATCATCTGAGATTTGCCCATACGGGGTGCCATAGACACCGCAATTCGGTTCTTCTCGTTCGTTTCTACCTCCATCAGCAGGGTCCCAAGCCGTTTTAAGTGCGTACCAAACTTATAGTTAGGATCTATAGCAGCAATAAACGACAGAAAGTCATTCTGGGCCAAGGTCTGGCGCTTCCTACCGTCCAGTTCTGCAAACATAGCTAACAACTCTGCCGCCTCATCTGCAGGTAGCTTCTTAGAAATCCGGTCAATGATCTCTGGCGTTAGGGTTTGTTGCATCAGATTGCTTCGACGTCGCTGATATCTATCTGCACTTGGGATTTGTTTGGTTTGGTGCTGTTATCCACAACCTCGGCTTCCAGCACTTTGGTCAGGCGTTCACGCAGCATTTGTTCCAACTCTTCCGTAGGCCGGTGGCGCATCGTGATCTCTGTCTTGTCTGTGAACAATCCAACGTCGCTGATCTTACCCAGCAGTTCTAGTGACTTCATCCGTATGCGGGGATCGGGGTTTGCCGTTTCAGATAGCAGCTTATTAGTTACGTAGGTTCTGAGTTGCTGGGCGGACTTAATAACCACCTGATCGTATTCAGACAGCAGGGACTGCAGATACACCACCATGCCGGGGGAAGACAAGTCTTCGTCAGACGCCAACTCGTTCCCCATGAACACTTCGCGGGCTTTGTGTTTGTCCGTTTCAGATATTTCATTTGGGGATGGCAGATTGTTAGTATCTACTAACGCAGACATGGCTGCAGCCACGCGGGTCTCCAGCGACTCGAATGTCGGGGAGTAGTCCGCAAGCGGAATGTTGAAGTCAATTACAGGTGTGTACATAGGCGGAATAGCAGCCGTTGTTTTTGCAAATTATATATGTAATTTTTTCTTGTGTGTTTTATTTAACAAGGGGGCGTCTTCCGTTAACGGACCCCCACGGTCTGCGGTTGGCATTTTGTTCTTGTTGGGTGGCCCACCTGCAGTTATCTGGGCTATAGCCTTTTGTGTTATCTATTCTATCGATGGAATGTCCAGTAGGTTTGGGTCCCATATCTTCAAAGAAACATAGCCAGCCGGTCTTACCGTTTTCACCAAACCGCCACCGGTCACAAACAGTTATGCCAATTCCGCCGTACCGAGGGTAACTAAAGTGTTTGGGGTTATAGCATCGAGTAAGCATTGCAGCATGGGATTTGTGGGTGTAGTTACGTCGTTCTTCATCAGCAGTTTTAACTAGTGCGGCACGAAACTCAGTTGCATAGCAACCGCATGACTTTGTATGTCCGTTTTTAAGTTGAAACCCCAGCACTACCGTAATGTTGCCGCAGTCGCAAAGGCAGGTCCAGCGGGCGTTGGATTTTTTGTCCCGGCTGTGCAAACTTTGTGCAATTAGTCTACCAAATCGTTGTTGTTCCATAACATTTCTTAGGTGGGGGTATGGTGGGATTGTACTTGATTTTTTATATTTTTGTATAGGTTTAGTTTTATTTTGGTGCTGGAGGATTCAACACTCAGCGTAAAGCGCGTGGGGAGTCCCATTACACACAGCTTGGGGTCGGGGGGCGGTGGGGTCAAAACCCTGCCAAATAATTAAGGTTAAGTCTTTGCGTATCTATTGACAATGGTTTCAATTCATGGTGTAATTCATTTGTCAGTTAATTTTGACTGGCAATTTAAATCACTTCTATTCAAGGAAATCAAAATGTCAATCGTTTCAAAATCAATCGTTACTTCTATTTTCAAGGCCTTTGAAGGCGAAGCTAAGGCTATTGCCAAGGCGCGCACAGATCAGGACAAGGCTATTCAATCGGCCTTAGATGCAATGCTTGTCGCATGCGACAAACCAAAAGAGCTATTCATGAAGGGCAATGCTAAGACAAACGAAGCGCGCGCGGAAATTAAGGCCATTTTTGACGGCCTTGTTGAAGCAAAGCATATTTCCAAGTCATCCGGCGTATCTTACGCATGCGCGTTTTGGATAGCCTTTGAGCAAGGGATACCATTTCAACGTGACTTGAACAACAAAAAAGAGGGCGCGGGCGAATCAGTCGCGACCCCTAAGTCAGGCAAGGTGACTTCAACAAGTCGCACTGACCTAGATAAAACCCTAAGCAAGGCCCTTGCTCAGGCGCGCATGCTTGGGTTGACTGAATTTGCCGCCACAATCCTCGATCATTGCCTCGAATCCCTCGAGGGTTTCAAAGAGACAGTGCTTGACAAGTGAAACCAAGGGCGCGAGCCCTTGTCACCGAGCCACCGCAAGGTGGCTTTTTTTGTCTGTACTTTTCCTGCGTGCGTTCCTAGTGTCCGTTCGCAAAGCGTCATAGTAGTCTGACCGTGCGGGAGAGTGAGAGCGAGTGCGCGCGCAGGCGAGCGTGAGGGAGTGATGGCAGCAAAGTCTTAAGCTTAAGATTTTCAGCAGTGGCGTTACAATGTAACAAAACACCCCCAGTTTGTTACAAAACCCCGTAACGTTGTTTTTATGCAAATCACCCGCTAAAAGTAATACTAAGCGTTTCAAAAACCAAGAGAGAGAGAGAGAGATAGATATAATATATTATATTGTTACATTGTAACGGGCTTTTAGGAATTGTGACGGTCAAAACATGGCTATACCTATAACCGCTTGTTTTCATGGTTTTGTGTGTCTTATAGTTTATAGGGGTAGTTTTTGACTCACGCTCTTTTAGAAGGCTGTTACAGTGTAGCAAAGCTATAAAACCCATATAACACTTAAAGACAAAGACCCCTAACTTGTTGATTTCATTGAATTTTCAATTCTCCCCAAGGGTAACACACCCCCTGTAACATCCCCCACCCCTTTCGTTACATTGTAACAACTTCTATACCGGACTAAACTCTTAAGCTTAAGACTTTTATATGTTGTGGTACACTCAGGCTTTCCCCACTCCACCAACCCCATGGACTTACTATGACAACCACCACCGCAAAGTTTGAAACCCACTCCCTCACCATTGAACTCCCCCTTGAGATCGCCGACACCTTAGCCCAAACCCACGAAGATGGTTTAGAAGGAGCCGCTATTGCCGCATTGCAACTCTGGCTCAAGATCGGAGCAAGGCACCTCAACATCGCCCAAGGTTATGCAGTAGCCAACGGCATGAGTCAACACGCTGCGATCAAGAAAGCCATCATTAAAGTGTTAGACGAAAAAGCACCAAGACCCGATGTCACCACACCCATGAAGAAACTGCGCGCTGAACGAGATGCGGATGTATACCGCAGGGCGATGCTCGGGGTGAAACGTGCGACCTTGGCTCAAGACTATGGCATATCAGAAATCAGGGTGCACCAGATCGTTGCACAGGGCAAGAAGAATGACCCCAAGCGAAACCCCGAAGCCAAGGAGAAAACTGCTGAAATTCTGAAGGATTGGGATGAGGTAGACGGACTATAAAAGACTTGACATGGGGGGTATAATAGAGTATAATTGATCTATCAAGTCGAGTAACGCCTCGGCTTGTCTCGCCCCACCTATTCTATTCGGGGCGTCGTTCTTTAATATATTATCAGTTAGGTTTTTGTGTAAGTCTTAACCTTAAGACTTTGCTCTGACCTTCGAGCCGTCGCTGGTACAAACCAGAAGCCTGAAAGGATGCCTCGTGCAGTCCTCACTCGGTGAATAGACGTTGGGTTCAGCCCCAGTATGTTGTGGTGTATTGAGTAGTGTGGCATGTGTCACCGAAAGAGATAGCAACATGCAAAGCATACGCATACTACCTAAATGGGTGCGCTCCTCTGCAGAGAAACTGCATGAGCCCTAGGGATGTGGGACGGCAACAAGCCGGATAGATCACACCGACAAACCCTATCGTAGCCAAAGAAAACAGACACCTGTTTATCTTGTAGGGCATGAGCAATCGTGTCCTATTGAATACACAAAGAGAAAGGAACCGCTATGAAATTTAAAGACTTCCCACTGAGTGCCCTCAACAATTATAAAAAGCAGCCCCCACGAGAGCCACTGTACACCTTGCCGGAAATTGCTGATCGACTGGGTGTGGAGTACGACGCTATCAGAGCCTACGTACGTGGGAGACAACCAACTGGATGCCCGCCCCCGCCTGTCCCGTCAATGGTGACGGGCGGTATGTCCCTTGCACGGATGCGCACCAAACTGTACAAACTATCCGAATACAAGGCGTGGTGGAAACTACGCCAAGAGTTTGCCAACAAGGAGAAACCCTATGACTAACTACCACTTACCCATCTGCACATGTTGCTACGCTGTGAGGGTCGAACCTCAGAGAAAGAACATGACACGACCCACATGTACTCAATGTGGCGAAAAGGAGGCACGAAAGGTCAAGCATTGTGCCGTACCCCTCAACAAATCCAACTACATGTTGGTAACTGACCGAGCAACCCTGATGCAACTAAACCCCAAGAGAACAACATAAAACTCTTAACCTTAAGACTAAAGGAAACTATCATGAACATGTACACCAAACTTTCAATGCACCTTGAGCGCCACATGTATAAGCGCGGCATGTATAAGGGCGATGCCCCTGCCGACAAGACACGTCGAGAGATGAGCCACTTCCGCGTAACGAAAGATGCCGAGGGCAAGATGCGCATCCGCTTGTGGAACACCGACATTATTACTGCGCATCCCGATGGTAGCGTGCTGATCGACACGAACGGCTATCACACCCACAACACCACAATCATTAGACTGAACGATGCACTCTTGGCGTTCTTCGATGGCGTACGGGTGCAGATATACAAGCAGTCTATTCTCAGTTATTCGCAGCCCGTGCTTCGTGTCAACGGCAAACTCTATTCTTACTATGACGGCATCACACTCAATGCCCAAGGCGAAATCCTCACGCCCCTGCACGCGTTTGAGCAAAAGCGGGTTGACCGAGCCGAAACTAAACAGCTAGCCCTCGACTTAAAAGAGTCAGGCTTTACCGATGCGTTCAAACTACTGTATGCGGTGTCTACACACGAAGATAACGATGACCGCGTACCTATGTTTGGTGTGCGACTACCCGATGCGTTGTTAGACAACGCCCAAGCCGACAAGTGGAGAGTAATTATTTCTCGCAACAAATTCGAACGCCAGTACGCATACCCACAGTATGAGTACGTAGAGAAATCAGATGCAAAAGCATGTTGGGCAACCATCATGGCTCAATGCAAAAAGAACATGTACATTGTGTCTCGTTCTGAGACCTATGTGCTGTAAGCGGGGCGCAAGCCTATTTGTATAAACTCTTAACCTTAAGACTTTTAACTCTCTCAAACCTTTTATTCAACTGGAAATCAAAATGAACATGTTAAACCTATCCCTCTCACAAGCCGCTACCCTCATTCGCAATGTCGGTACAACAAACACCATCCTCTTGCGGGGTCAGCCCGGTGTCGGCAAATCGTCCTTGCTTGGGACACTGGGTCGTGAGATGCCTGACTATCAGGTGTGCTACATCGACTGCGCAAACTTAGACCTCGGCGACTTGGCTATGCCTGTCATTGACCGAGAGAACATGACCACATCGTATGCACCCAATGTGCGCTTTGGTGTAGGTAAGAATCAGACTCGACCCGTCATACTTATGCTTGACGAGTTGGGTAAAGCATCGCGTCCTGTGATGAACATGTTGTTGCCGACTATCCTCGAACACCGAGTGGGTGATGTGCCCCTGCCTACTGGGTCAATCGTATTTGCAACAACCAACCTCGACACTGACGGCGTAGGTGACAACATCCCTGCCCATGCCTATAACCGCATGACTGTAACTGTATTGGGCAACCCGACCGCAGACCAGTGGCTTGAGTGGGCGTCCGATAACAGCATAGCCCCCGAGATCATGGCGTTTGCCAAGCAATACCCGCAGGTGTTTGACTGCTACACCGACCTCGATGCCAAGGCTAAGAACCCGTACATATTCAACCCCATGACGGGCAACGTGAAAGCATACTGCTCGCCTCGTTCGCTTGAGAAAGCATCCAACATTATCAAGATGCGCAACGTCCTCGGGGATGCGACCCTGCCTGCACTAGCGGGTACTGTGGGTGAATCAGCCGCCCGTGATATGGATGCGCTTATCAACTTGGCAGATCAACTGCCCCTGTTCGAGAACATTGTGAAAGACCCGTTCAAGGCTAAGGTTCCAAGCAGTGCCGGTGCGTTGTTTATCTTGTCCTTCATGTTGGCAGGGCGTGTCGATGCTAAGACTATCGACGCAGTGATGGACTACTCAGATCGTATGGCTAACGAATCGTTCGAGGCACATGCCCTCTTTATCACGTCCCTTGCATCCAACAAATCCAAGGTAGGCATGGCATGCGGTAGCCGTAAGTTCACTGCACAAGCCGCCAAGCTCGGTAAGTTTTTCTAAACTCTTAAGGTTAAGACTTTATGTTCACTACATTCGAACGCTTTTGGCGACTCATCATAGCCCTAGCCGTTATCGTGCTAGTCCTCGACTTATTTTATTGGAGACCGTAATGCTTATCGTAGAACGAACATCTAACGGACAAACGATTGTCGTTGTCAAGAAAGACTGGCATCCGAGTCGAATCGGCAAGGCGTACCAACGCCCACTACAAAACAACATGCAGTCTAAAGACGCATGGGATATTCAATCAGGACTTTTATATAAACCATCAAGGAAACAATCATGAGCCACATGTACGACATTGCAAGACAACTGCAAACACCCGGAGTGCAGACAGTTGCAACCTTTAACCCAACACGTTTGACTAGAACTGTACGCAACATGGTGCGCAAAAGTATTGCATCGGGCTATCACAAGGGTGGATGGTCGAGCCAGACCAAGCAGGTACGGCAGATGGTGTTTGGTTTAGCAGGTGAACGCCCTACTATTTTTATCAAGCAAGAGACAGACTACATGACTCTGCACACACCCCGACCTATCACTACTAATGCGTACTCAGAAATCCTCGGCATGCTTGAGGCTGATTGCACCTTGCAGAAGATGGGGTATGAGGACTTACCTAAGCACAGGTACCAACCAACGCGTGATGAATTCTTTAAATCAATTGATCGTAGACACTTTGAGAATGTAGAAAAACTTAAAGCCGCAGGCAACCCTGATGTATTGGGGTCGCACTACATCATCGTGAGGCAACCTAAGCTCAGACAACAGATTGCTGAGACGTTTCTTAGAGAACGTACAAACGAAGAGATTGAATTTGCAGAACGCTTAGCTTCGTTTCTAGATGAGAACACAGAGCACCTTGTTCCAACAACACACACTTTTTAAAAATCTTAAGCTTAATACTTTTGGAGAAAATCATGGACGTACAAGATCGAATCAAGAAAGCACACATCGCTATCATGCAACACAAAAAGTTCTGCGCATACGGCAGTATCCTTGCGTGCGGCAAAGTCAAGGTAGGCGACGATGTACCTACTGCGGCAACCAACGGATGGGATGTTATCTACAACCCCGACTTCGTTGAGCAACACATGAAGCTTGACCCCGAGCTACGCTTCCTAGTCTTGCACGAGGCAACGCACAAAGCCTATCGTCACTTACAGGTGTGGCATGCGTTGCATGAGGAGGATGCGCAGTTAGCCAACATCGCAGCAGACCACTTCGTTAACTTATCCTTAGTGGATATGGATGCAGACGAAGGGTTCATCAAGATGCCCGAGCTAGGTGTGCAACCCGATACTAAGTATCGTGGGTGGTCAGTCAAACAAATCTTCGAAGACCTCAAAACTAATGGTGAAGGCGGTAATGGTAATGGTGATGGCGAGGGTATGGACGAGCATGACTGGGCTAATGCAACGAGTGGCGATCCGGCTACTGAGCAAGAGCGTGCCAAAGAAATCCAACGCGCTATCCGTCAAGGCGAGATCATCCGTCGCAAGATGGCGGGTAAGGGTGCAGGTAATGAGGATGGTGTGTTCGGTGACTTGTTGCAACCCAAGATTGACTGGAAGAAAGTATTGCGTGACTTCATCACCGAGACATGCGCAGGTCGTGACGAGTCCTCATGGCGTAAGCCTAATCGTAGGTTCTTGAGCTACGACGTTTACATGCCCTCGATGATAGGCACAACTATGACGGAACTCGTTATCGGCTTCGACACATCGGGTTCAATCTTTGGTGGCGATGAGATGACTGTGTTCGCGTCTGAGATCAAGACCATCATCGAAGACATTAAACCAACCAAGGTGCATGTCATCTATTGGGATACTGCAATCGCAGGGCATCAGACATTCGAAGAAGGTCAGTTTGCAATACAAGACTTAAAGCCCAAGGGCGGTGGCGGCACGGACGGTTCGGTATTGTTTGAATACTTGCGTGAACAACGTATCACACCCCAAGCCATTGTGCAGTTTACCGATGGTTATGTAGGTGACTGGGGCAAGACCGATGTACCCACGTTGTGGGCTGTGTCGTCTGACTTAGTTGCACCGTTCGGTACGACGATTCGTGTCGAAGCGTAACTCTTAACCTTAAGACTTTGGAGAATATTATGGGATACAGATCAGATGTGAAAGCGCTCATCTATCCGGTGAGTAGTGAGCATAGCTTGATAGAGTACGACAAGCTTAAACTTTTAATGAACACCACATTTAAACATGTGCTTGATTCATGGGGCAACGAGTCCTTTACATGGGACGACAAGCATCGCATATTAGTGTTCAATGCTAACTCAGTCAAGTGGTACGAATCGTACCCCGAGGTAGACTTGTTTCCTAAGTTTTTAGCGGATGTGCATGAGCTTGAGTATGAGTACGAGTTCATTCGTCTTGGCGAGGAAGACGATGACGTTGAAGAAGATAGCACTGGCGATGCTCAAGGATACATGTATGTATCACGAACCATAGAGGTGAACTTTTGAAATTCAAAATGACTATCAACGGGCATAGCGTATTGGTAGATGCAAGGCAACTTGAAATCCTTACCGACACATTGTCTTGCGCCGAACACCTAACTGAAACTCATGTGGGCAACAACCAAGGCTCGCAAGGGTATCAGAGCGCATTTGTCCCTGTAATCAAACCAGTCGTGACACACGAAATATTCACTGTAGCACCAGTGAACCAAGACTACATCGACACAATCAAACTGTCGATGAAACTAAATACCGAACAGAAACCTTAACCTTAAGACTTTCAATCATGAACTACTACACAACTGAAACACAAAAGCCTATTGCAGGCGTCGCACGTTCCGCCATGATGGTGGACTTAAACATTGCAGTCTACTCGGGTCGCAAGCAAGACAAGAGTACGCAAGCCGAGGTCACCAATGCCAAGGGGTCAGGCTCCAAGAAGGCGGCATCGGTGTACAAGAACTTATTCGCTGAGTGCAAAGAGCTAGAAGCTATCACCAAGTTCCAAGCCCGTGCTCGTGCCGAGCATTACAAACTCACACTCCCATGGAATGACCAAGGTGCAAGGCTTCTGCCCACTGCGGCTTTGCTTGAGTATCAGAAGGTGATGAACCGGCACAACACCGAGTTCAATCGTTTGGTCGATGCGTTCTTGGACAAGTACGAGACACTCGTAGCAGGGGCGGCATTCCAACTCGGCACATTGTTTGATCGCAGTGAGTACCCAAGCAGGGGCAAGGTGGCTCAGCGTTTCCGTATGGAGGCGTCGTTTACTCCCTTGCCTACTGGCGGTGACTTCCGACTTGATGTGGAGAGCGAGGTACAACGCCAACTGATCGCAGACTACGAAGTCAAGCTTGACAACAAGCTCAAGGCAGCAAACCAAGACTCATGGACTCGTTTGTATAACGCCATCAGTAAGTTAAGCGACCGCTTGACTGTCGATGAGGATGGCAAGAAGCGTACGTTCCACGACACGACCGTGACCAATGCCGTTGAGTTGTGCGAGTTGTTGCATGTGATGAATATAACTGGAGATTCTGCGTTGACGAAAGCTGCGCGTAAGCTTGAGGAGGTATTGTCTGGGGTAACACCTAAGGAATTGCGCGAAGAAGATAGCACTCGGGCACTGACCAAAATCAAGGTGGACGAAATCCTTGGTGCGTTTGATTGGGGGGTTGATGATGGGGAAGATGAAGGGCAAGTATCTTGATATACAAACAGTATTGGAAGAGCAAGGATATGACGTGAGAAACGAGCGAGCTTTTTCTGATGCACAACGCATGCTAGAAAACAAACTGGGGTATCACAACCAAAACGAAATGTACGAATGTAGATACGAAGAACGTGATGGTGACTACACACTTAAG